TAAACAAATTCTAATGGAATAAATGAAATGTCATTTACATAATACTGCGAACCAATTTTAATCTGTATTTTCAAAACTATACGACCAATAAGTCCACCAACAATCGGGGGCGATGCGGGTTGGCAAGTGTGCACATAATTCACTACTAAATTTATCGTAGAACCCTGACTGTAAGATAAATCTGAGTCAGTTATTTCCGTACCCATAGCAGTTTGTGCACCGACGGGATAAAGTCGTTGCTGGTCATACGCAACTGGAAAATTTGCGTTTATTTCCCAAGTTCTGCGAACTAATTGCAAAGGCTGTAAAAATGCAGATGCATTGCCGGCAAGTTTTATAAAGTCTGTACCGTTTACTTTTTCGGTGTCACTTGTAAACGTACTACCGGACAATAAACCCGATTTCGTTATTTTGTGAAGCGTCAAAGTTAAATTGTCCGCAACTGCTCCAATTGGTACAAAATTGAAAATACCGTTGGCATAAAAAATACGCGCGTTGAAAGTCGTGGCGATGTTTTCAAGTATCGTAAACGTGTCAAGGTATTGAATCACTCCATCTTCGTCAACGTTATAAAAAGCGCTGTGATTCACATACGATTCATTGAGCGCGTTTGTGCTCGATATTGATGTCGGAAAAAAGTTGTTCGCGTATTGTATGATAAAATCTGTGCTGTCATAGATGTGAAGCGCGCGTGTTTTAGCAATACAATTGTGCAAATGCTCAACGAGATTGACGCGGCCCGTGTACGGGTTACCGTCGTTGTTGTAAATTATGTTTTTAAGGTTGCCAAGTTCGTCCGCTGCCGTCAACGTGTTGACTATTGGGTACGCTTCATCTTGCAATTCAATCTGTTCAGATAGTAGCACACCCGTCCAAAATAAAACGTTGGTATTGTCCGGGTCTTTGTAAATACTGATTTGGAAATCTGCATCTTGCGAAGTCGCAAGCGCCACCAAAAAAGCAGTTTGAGATGAAGTGTTTTCCATAAGCGTGAAAGTCACCTCGCTGCCTATTATACCCTGCATTCGGTTTTCATTGTCGCCGGTATACCTCAACGTAAAACCGTCCGCGCCAAGGTTAAACTCATGCGGCGTTACCACCCAACCGGCTTGATGGATGTTTAACCTATAATCATTTCCAAGGTCATCCTTGAACTCCGCAAATAATCTAATTGGATTTGCCATTTTTAGAAGCCTCTTACACGGTTTCGGTCTATTGCATTTCGTTCGCTCGTTAACAAGATGTCACGCCCGGAAATCTTACCGGTTACAACTACGTTTTGCCCCCCCATCATGGAGCGCAATTTATCTAGCGGCGCGATTACTTCCGGGTTGGTGCTTGCACCGGGATATTCACCCACAAGCCCCAACGTCGGCCCGCTGACAATTCCACCATCCGCAAAGGCTGGAATATCTTTAAACAGGCTACCAACGAAAGCAATGCCCGCGCCAATAAATGCAGGAATAGCAATCAACGCCGCCGGCCCAAGGTCTTTACCTGCTCCAATTGCGGCCTGTATTATTTGCGCCTGTGACGCAGCAAGCGCCGCCAGAATCACGCTTTTCGCCATCTCTCTCATCGCTTCCTTTCCTGACTTAGCGCCAGAAATCATAGAGCCAAATGATTCACCAATAATAGTTCCAAATGATTCGGCTGATGCTTTTAATGCATCCATAACGGTCAAACTTTCTACACCTACATCAGCCATTGCATTGCCGGCATTAAACGCGGCTACCTGCGTTTCTTCCAACATATTTATCAAAGCGCCCAAGGCTTTCGGGTCGGCTGCCTTTGTTGCTGCTACCTGCGTTTCTTCTAGTCGGTTAATAAGCATTCCCAAGGTTTCACCTTGCACCGCTACCGCTTCGTTGACTTCCTCAATTGCCGGCTTGACTTTCGTGGCTTCAAGCTTGGCAAATAGAACGCTCATCTGCTGGGTCTGCAAAAGCGCTTCATGCTCTTTTTTGACACCGTCACGAACTTGCTCTTTTAATTTCAAACTTTCCTGCTGCCGTACCAAAGTGCGCGCGTGCATCTTTTGGTCCATCGCATCACCTTCGCGCATCATTAGCTTCAAACCGCTGACAACATCCTTTTGTTTCTCGTATGCTGCGGTTGCTGCTTCTACCTGTTTTTCAGATGCTTCACGCTTGGCCTTGTCCGATTCTAAGCCGGCCAACTCCCCACGTAAATCTCGCACCTCATCCGCTGCCGTTCCTGTGTGGTTTGCAAGCGCCACCGCAGCAGCGACTAAACCGACAATGGCGGCCGTTGCAAGTACGTATGGATTTGTGAGCATCGCAGCATTCAACCCAAGCACGGCCGTTTTTGCTGATTTCAATTGAATAACCAACGAAGGCATGATGTAAAGCAATGGCCCAATGGCCGACACAATAGTGCCCACGATTATTGCAAATGTTTTACTGGTCTTGCTCATTGTACTCAATTGGATAGCAAGCGCCGCGACGACTTTTGTAATGGCATTAAATACCGGCAACAAAACTTCGCCAAAAGCAATGCCCAAAGCCTCAACCGAACTTTTCATACGGTCAAATCCACCCATTGCCGTGTCCTCTAATATCTTTCGCGCTTCTAACGCTGCGCCCGTGCCTTCAATTTGTTTTTGTGTCAGGTCTTCAAACGCCCCTGTCGTTCCCTGAAGTATCGGAATAATTTTACCGGCTCTGTCGCCAAACACTTCAAAGGCTTGTGCGACGCTCAGGTTTCCGCTTGTAAGCGCATTGATTGCCTCCGTGCCGGTCATACCTTCCTTTGCCAAGGTGGTCAGCGACTTTGTTAAAGCCGTTCCTGCTGTGGATGCGTCCACACCTGCATTGACCAAAATACCCAAGGCCGCCCCGGCTTCCTCAACGCTCAAACCCATAGCGCTCGCCGTAGGGCCAACCGTCCGCATCGCCGTGTCGAACTTCTCAAGGTCTAGCGCGCTGCTACCGAATAGCGTGGCCATGTTATCCGCAATCCGTCCGCTTTCGCTTGCGTCAAGTCCGAACTGATTTAACGTTGCACCAACGACGCGCGCCGTTTCTCCTAGTTCTGTATCGAAGGCAATGGATAAAGAAAGCACGCTTTCCGTCATCTGCTCAATTTCCGTGCTAGTCCTTCCAAGCTTTGCCAATTCAAGTTGCAACTCGGCTACTTCAGACGCGCTCCGTGATGTAGTTGCGCCTAACTCTTTGGCTTGGTTTTCCATCACCTCCATTTCCTCACCTGTGAACTTAGAAACGGCCTGTACTTTGGCCATGCTAAATTCAAAGTCCGTGGCCGCCTTAATAGCCAAAGCGCCCATGCCTAAAAGTGGCGCGGTAACGCTTCTACTCAAATTTCTTCCAAGTTCTTTAAGATTGCCAGCGTCTTGGCGCATCTTTTTCTTGACGTTGCCCAGTGCGCTGTTAAGCCCTCGCGTGTCAGCGCCTACTCTTACAATTAAATCGCCTAATTTTGCCATGTCATTCGGGAGTTGCTATCTGTCGCAAGATACTTAAACCGTCGGCGGCCTTTTCTTTTTCCTCCCATGGGAACGTAGCTAAGTCTTTTGGTGTTATCCGTTTCTTTACGTGTGGGTTGATTGTAATGGAAGCAAGCCACCGCGTTCGTTCCCATTCCGACCGTTCGCGTGCTTCAATTTCTTTGTAAAGCCCGCGCATGGCGTTCCCGAATTCGGCAAACGTTAAATCATAAAGCAAAACGGGGCTAAGTCGCAATTGACCTAGCCCCATTTCCTCTATTTCATCCCAGCTCAAAGCTTTGCTTTCGCCTTCGCTTTTTTTTGGCCGTTACCCATCAGCGCTTCAACAGCAACCGAAAGGCTTTTCAAATCTTTCACTTCAATCATGCCAAAGAAATCATCAACGTCCATTTCGAACGCCATGCCTTGCGACTTGCAACCCTCCTGAACAAAGTAGTAAATCAGTTCCGGTATCGCTGTGATATCGTTGCTGTCTACCTCTGCAACCTTTTTGCCGGTTGCTTCCTCGAACTTTCTCCATGCGCGAATCGTCGCGCGTAGTGGGTATGTTTTGCCGTCAAGTTTTATTTCTACCATGCAGCGAAGATATTATGCAATTACCGCCCTTGCAACTGTGCCGGTTACCTCAACGCTCAAAGAAAAACCCACGTTGTCTTCAACGCCTGCGGTTTGCTCTAAACTTGTGATATATCCGGAAACGGTAAACTGTTCATCACCTGTGTTCGGAGTTGCTCCGGCACCTGTATTTGTGAATTCAATGTAAAGGAGTTCACCAGCAATTTGGTTATCGATTAGTTGGTTGTAACCGTTGGTTGCGTCCTCAGCAAACAAGCCAGACAAAGAAAGCGATGCCGACTTAAGGCCGGGCAACAACTCACGCCATCCGCCGCTTGTTTTGGTTGTGATGTCGCGCATGTCCGTGGACATGGAAATGCTGCATTCTGTTACGTTGTCAACAACAACTTCAGCGCCCAGCGTTGTGCCGGTAAATACGCGAATGCTGCTGGAATTAATTATGCCTGTAGTTTGGGCCATTACTCTTGAATTTTAGGGGTCGTTTTTTTCTTAATCTCTTTCGGTTCAGGCAAATCTAAATAACCGCCCTTTTTTAGCTTGGCCGCGAATGTTTTTGATACGTCAACGGTTTTGCCTGCTGGCCATTTCCATCCGTACTTGTTCAGCGGCTTTTGTAGTGTAACCTTCATGCGTGCAATTTACTCATTTTTTATTCGGTCGTTTCCGGTTCTTCAGGAAACCAACCTAGCTCGACCATTTCCTCGTATGTCCTCACCGTCGTCGTACTTGGAACGATAGCCCCAAACGGGAACGATTGCGAGTTGAGAACGTAGGAAGACAATTCACGTACTTCGATTTCTGTAAGTTCCGTCATAAGCGAAATAAGACGTTCTAACGTAGCCAATGGACTTACGGGTATGTTGTATTCGGTATCCACTTGTAAAGCGAACTGCACCCCGTCAGGATGCTCCACCATGCCGAAGACCTTGCCATCGTGTTGGTAGGGTTCTTGTGTTGCAAGTGGTGCGGTGACGCAGTAGAGTTCTCGGCTGATTCGTTCCGCGCGTTGCTCGCTTGTCAAAACGCCTTCAGGGAGTACGATGATATAGCCGTTCATGAGTATATGTTGTAATAGGTGTTCACGTCGGAATGTATTGTTGTTACATTGGTATCATCATAAGCTGACCACAAAATTACTTCTTGAACATACCCCCGCATTATACCACTTGCATTGCTGTCAACGTACCCAATTCTAAATTCTTGAGTTGTCCCGCCAAAAGAAACCGTATCTGTATTTATAGTGCTGGAACCGTTGGCATATAACTTTTGAGATGTAGAATTCAAAGCAGCACTAAAAACCACTTGTTGCGAATTAGGGCTTACGGCAACGTTTTGTGATAATGTTGTTGCTCCCAACCAAAGCGTTAAATTACCTGGACGGGTTTGAAGCGTGAAGGCGCCTAAATTTTTTGACCCTATGATAAAATCATAGCTTGGAATATCGGAAAATACAGATGTAAATGTGACAGGGCTTTGCACGACAGAAGTTGTTGTTTTAAAATAATCGTCTGTGCCATCAAAATATATTGCAGGCTTGTCGTTACGAGTCACCACTGCCTGCGTCGCCCCGTCGTAAATCTTGGGCATTGCTGAAGTCCCCACTGTATCAAGCGTGATGCTGTTGCCTGATTGGTCGTAAAACTTCGATACGAACCCGTCATTGCTTCCACAGTGCGCAGCCAGTGCAACCGTGTCGAGTTCACCGAATACGTTAAATCCTATATCTTGCTCGGTGTTGTCTGACGACCTACGGACGCGGATAGCTGAACCCGTATACGTCGAATCCAAAAGCCTCAAAGAGTACGCCGCCGCCGCACCTGAATACGTGTCGAGTAGTGGCGTGTTTTGGGTGAAGTAGTCGCCTATATTGGATTCGATGCTATCGCGTTGTGTGGTGCGGGCATCAGAATACAGAATGATTTCTTTTATATTACCATTCCACGAACGTGCAAAATTGGTTTGCTGCCACGTTAACTGATTAATAGAACCAACAGCTGATGTGTGAATCATACTAATGACCACAGGCACACCCGTAAACCTTCCTCCTGTCAAAAAATTGTGAGCAGTTCCGTTTATTCTGTTTGCACCGTTTTGTACTTGGCTCAAAGCGTTATACCGTAAATACTCATCGTCTCCCCCGTGATAATCGTTGTTGGAAGAATGACCGTACAGCCAACTCACTTGATTACCGCCTTGGTCGTTTCCGCGTGTGCTGAATGTACTTTGTACGTTATTTACATCTGAATCTAAAGACAATCCAATATTCGCGCCCCAAGTAATTGCAACTCGTCCGCCTTCCTTGACCAACGCGCCACCCGTGTAAATCGTCGGCTCTGCTCCCGTGCTCGGCGCTGTCGCTGTGTTATCGTTTCCTGATTGGTCAAGCCACTGATACACCGTGCAAGTAGTACCCGTGCAGAACGAAATAATATCTGCCTCCGAGATGTTGCCTGAACCGTCGAAGCCGATTGTGGTGGTCGTGCTATCCGATGCCCTGCGGATGACCATGCAGTCGGTTACATTGCCGTTGAGCCTTCGCGTTGAATATGCCGCCTCTGCTCCGCTTCCATAAGTCTCGTTCAGTAACCCCGTGAATGCTGGGGCTGCTGCTACCTCTTCCCATGTCTGCTTGAGACTGATTGGAACTGTGCCGCCCGTCCTCGCTTTGAGGTATTCAAGGAGTGCCGCCTTGACCGTAGCAAATGCCGCGTCGTCTGCCGGTGCAGGTGTGAACTCAACCCAAGTGCCCGTGTCGGGGTCTGCAAAACCCTCATCAGAATAGTAGATTTTCCTTCTGATAATCTTGCCCGCTGTCGGGGTGTCGCTGCTCGCGCTTTCCGCTAGTCCGTTACCTTGAGCCGTACAAGTGAAATACAGTTCTGTTGTTGCCGTCGCTC